TTTCACCTTGTGTCAAATCTTCATAGTTTACCATAAATTGAAAAACAGTTGCATAATTAAACAATCCATTTTGCAAGTCTATAGTTTTTAAGTCAATATCATCAAACACACCTTGAATATCTGAATTATTAACTCCAAAGTTACTATCATATACTAAATTTGATTTTGACATCCCAGAGCTTGCTTTATATATATCTCCACTACTAACTGGAAACTCAATATTAATATCTAAATTTGTAAAAAAGAATTCTTGTCCATCTAGACGTACAATTTTCCAACAAGTGCATAAAGTTGTTACAGTTCTATCAATATGTGTTTGTAGTTGCGATGTTATTGTCTTCATCTTATTCTCTTATTTCTTTAATACCTGTACTATTTACAGATCCAGTTTTATAATATCCAAGTTGAACATCCATACTATCTTTTGTAAATCTAACCCTAATATCAAACTCACATGTTACCTTAACAAACAATCCAGCTGCAGGAACACTACCTCCAGCAAATGTTATAATACCTGTTACATAATCTACTGAATAATCTGCTGGTGTTGCCTGTAAAATATCGTTTACTGTTACAACTAAGTTTCCATCATTAACTGGACGTTTTATTGGCCTAACCAAAGCATTAGAAGAACTAACATCATAAGTCTTTATAATTTGAAAAATAAGATTTACATTATCACCAACACCAATTACTTCATTTGTTAACTCAAAATCTGACCAATCTTTAAACCTAAAACTATATGCTCTACCTCTAACTGTATTAAAGAAGTTTAAAAGCTCTTGAAACTTACTGCGATTATCCATACCATAGTTAAAACTCCACATTCTTAATGGCTGTGTCCAGTTTTGGTTTCTTTGTTCATACCCTGATTGTTGCTCATTAACAGTTGTATTAAATCTAGGCCCACCAACAGCACCTCTTTCAATATCAACAGGCATTCTTATATCTAAAAACTCATTAGCCATTAACTATTCCTATCTAAAGCTCTATTTGCAGATTGAGCAAGTTGCTGTTCTATTTGCCCTTGAGTTTGTGCATTCATAAAACTTTCAGCATCTGGCGTTGAAATCTGAAATATATTCGTTATTTCTATACTGCCACCTGATCCGGACCTAGATCCTGCAGGTGTAATATCTACTCGCTCTCCGGGAGTTGCTTTGAAAGCTACAACTTGACTATCTGTACCACCAGTACCCCCTACAATACCAGTACCACCGTGTTGTGCTCCGAACAAACCTTTTAAACTTGAGAAAATCCCACCACCACCACCAAATGCTGCAAACAACGGCCCAAGCACTGCTTTTTGCAAAGCTAACCTGGTTATATCAGCAATTATACTTGTCATTAAAGAATTAAAATCTAACTTGCCTGTTGCAACAAATTGAGTTAATGCGTCTGATGCTGCAGAAAAAGCATTAACTAATGTATCTTCAACAGTTGAAGCTAAATCATTTACATTTGTATCAATTTTAAGTAAAGCTCTTTCAGCACCTGAAGCTAAATCAGTATTATTATCAAGTAAAGTAACCCTTAAATTTCTAAACTCTTTATTATATCTATCTAAAGTTATTAAACCTTTATCTAAAGCTTTATCAAGTCCAGTAACTCCTAAACTAAACTCTTGTTGAGGCCTTGTTACTCTTTTTAGAATTCTATCCATTACAGTCATAGCTTCTGTTCTATTAGCTAACTCAACCAGATTATTTCTTAAAGCTACAGTATCTTCTTTTGTCAATTTAATGCTAGCATTACTGGCATCACTTAAAATCTTACTAAGTTCTATTTCTATTTTTCGCTCTTTTGACAGTAATCCTGTAAGTCTTATTTCTTCTGCTATCTCTTTATTAACTTTTGCCAAGAAAGAAGCTCTAGCATTTTCTGATAGTTTATCAACACCACTTTTATCTAAGTTTGGGTTTACTTTAACATTACGTGCAGCAGCTCTTTCCCTAGCACCTTTAAGTATAACATCTTTTGCATTACCTGCAGCACTTAATACAGTATCTCTAACTACTGTTGTTACCTCAACTAATCCATCTAGTAAAGATTTAGAGAAATCTTTAATACCACCTATTACATTTACTTCTTTTATTAAATCCAAACCTGCTATTTTATTTAACTCATTTAAAGCTCTTATTGGTGCATTTATAAGAGTGTCCATACCTTGCAAAATGAAGTTTATAGTTTTAGTTGCTACTCTTAACATAAACCTAAATACAGAAGTAAATACATCTCCAAGTTCAGCAAATTTATTTATTAATGAACTAACAGGATCAATAACTAACTTTGTAAACCCAATATTAAAAAGTGCTATTACTTGACCTATTACATCAAAAGCAGCTTTTGCTCCAAGTTTTATTAAACCCCATACCCCTGACATTATATCACCAAGAGTTAGCGCTTCATCTTTTACAAAAATAATATTATCTCTAAACAATGTTAATGCTGTAATTGCTGCTGCTACTGCTGCTACTATTATACCTATTGGATTTGCTATTAAAGCTACATTTAATGAAACAACTGCCAATCTAATTGCCCTAATTGATTTTAGTATATTTCCACTAAAAGCTGATGCCATAGCTATCCTAAGTAATAATAAAGACCTAGTAGTTAATCCAACAGCTCTTATTAGTGATATAGCTATTACTGGTATAAACTTAGTTAATACTGCTACAGCTGCAATAGCTGCTGCTTTTGCTATTAATTCAAAGTTATCTGCTATAGTAGAAAGCACACCTGCAACAGTTCCCGAGGCGCCTTTGAAACTACCAATAAGTTTTATAAATGAATTATCTATTTTTGTTAAAGCTTGACCAATAGTTATACTTATTTTATCAAATTGTTTATTAACTGTTTCACCATCTTTTAGTATTGCCTCAATAATAACACTAGCTGTAAGTTTGCCTTCAGCTGCAAGTCTTCTTAACTCCCCTCTTGTTGTACCAAGACCACGGGCAATTGCATCAGCTACAGCTGGTATATTTTCAAGTACAGACCTTAATTCATCACCAGCTAATCTATTTGATGAAATACCTTGAGATAACTGTATTAATCCAGAAGCTGCTTCTTCAGCAGTAACACCACTTGTTGCGATTGCTTTATTTGTTAACTCTGTAAACTTCAACAATTGATTTTGTGATTTTCCTAAATCTTTTGCTGCAAGCGCTGTTCTAGCATAAAACTCACCAGTAGCTTTAAAGGCATTCCTAGTTTCTTGTGCAATACTAAATAATTTTCCAGTAACTGCTTCAAGTTGTGCTGATCCACTTGTTACAAGCTTAAGCCTATTTTGCAAGTTTGTATAAGCATCAGCAGACCGGACGATCTTCCGGATGGCAAGAACACCGCCCAGTGCTGCCAATGCGCGGCGGAGAACATTTACCGCATCACTAGACTTTTTTGAAGTTTCGCCTATACTTTTTAAACTACGTTTTACAGTAGCTGAACCTTTTTCTGAAACTGTTATGACAACATTAGCCATATACTAAAACCTTTTAATTGCTTCAATATTAATTTTGTTCAATTTTGCATTTATAACTAAAACAGCTGCAGCAGACATACCGGCTGGCGCCTGTTTAGAAGACCCTTCATCAAGAAAACTTGAATAATCTGCTGTGTTAACTAAAAATATTGTACTATTTTTTTCAGTAAAACCTTTTAAAACCTTTGTACCAGCTGATATTGCTCCTTGAGCATTCGCAGTATCCCCAAGGCCTAATTGTATACCTGGAGAAAAAGCTTCTCTTGTTACACTTGGTAAATTATCAATACCAACATGCCAGTTTGAACGTGCAAAACCTGTATCAACAGGTGTAGCTAATACTGCAACACTAAATCCTTGTATAGTAGCTTTTGCAATTTCACGTGCAATTTCTTTTGGAAATTTATCTGCTAATTTAGATATACCCTCAGCAAATTCATCAAGACCATTAAATGTTTTTGTCATTATTATACTCCTTTTTGCCTTTGCTTATTTTGTTCTAGTTTTCTTGTATCAGACTCTTTTTTAAGTTTCTCAGTAGCCCACTCCAACCAGGTGGTATCTAGACTTCTAATAAAAAATACAAATTCTGCTACATCATCTCTATTTAGCATTAGAAAGTCATTTGCATACATATATATAGCAGTCCATGGTATAGATGCTGGACCATTACCAGTTGGTCTACATGTTTGCAAGTCACAATATGAATACCAAAACCATATAAGGGCTCCTAAATCATCAAAACTGTCTTGAAGCAAATGTTGTGGAATTTCTTTACCCTCCAACAACATTCGCTCTCTAATATAATTATCAGCCTCCTGATTGCTTTCTAGCTTTTCTTTGAAGGCTTTTGTAAGTTTCCCACAATCTCCTCATTTGCTTCTTCATTAAAAAGACTTAATGAAGTTGATTGCTCTTGAATATCCTTAAACAACTCTGGAACTGCAATTAAAACTTTCAAAAATATTTGAGGATTATAGTTATCCTTACCCTCAAACATTTCTCTTGTATCTGGATCCTGGTACTTATCACAGAAGGTCACAACAGATTTAACATACACTTCTGCTAGTATAGCTGTTGCTTCATCATTAGCTCCTGCTACATTAAATTTAACCTTACGTTCAAGTTTTGATAATTTAGGAGCTATCCTATTCATCTCAGCTGTGTATTTAGTATTAGACTTACCAGCAAATTTAATGCCAACATTAAAATCTGGATACTCAAGAATAACTTCAGCATTCTTTTTAACTGCAAGGCCTATTTTTTCGTAATAATTTTCTTTAGTCATTTTGTTCTCCTTTAAGACTAAAAAGTTACTTACTATGCTAAGTTTGGCAAGTAAGGGAACTGTACAAGAAGCACAGTATGCCCAAATGGGCTTTCTCCCGCATCAAAAGATAGCGGCAGTAGGATTGGTGAATTAATTTGAATATCAGGTTTACCATCACCTAGCCCAAGTAGTGGTATGTCAAAAGCGAAACCTGCATTGTTCTTAACAAATATTAAATCAATTGTAACATCTGTATCATTCTGAACAGCTGTTATTGTTGCTACATCAGTAAAGTATGCTGTTGATGTACCATTTATTTGGAAAAAGCCTTCTGTAACTCCTACAGCACCTAAGTTAGCTACAGCTTTATTTGGAGTTAGATTGTTATTCAATGACAACTGAAACTCAGTTAAGAAATCTGCTAATGATACATTTGCTGTTGAAGCAATTTTCATCCTTCTAATATCACTAGATGTATTAAACAGATTTTCAGATACCAAAGCTTGCCTTGTACCTGCTTTTGCGCCTGTACCCTCAGTAACTGTTTCAGTATTTGTACCAATAAAGTTCAGGTCAATTTCAATTTTAGAAGCTGTATTTACTGATATGTTCATAGTGTTGCCAATAGCCCCAAGAACATACTCAAACCCGCCACCAGCTAGTGACCTTTCAAACTGATGACTGTATACTTTAATATCAGTTGATATAGGCTCATTTCGCAACCTCTTTCCAACAAATATGCGTAAAGTAATACCAGTTCCAGCATCTAAAGCCATCGCAGAGAATGTTTTATCAATTGTAAGTTTATTTGCAGTTATTGCTGATAAACGTTTAAATCCATTATTAGCAGCTGTACCAAAAAATGTATTTGCTGCATCACCACCAACAAATATCCATTCACCTGGTACAAGGTTTAAAGTTGTAAAATCAAATATAATTGAGGTAATATCTCCACTAGCATCTACTTTAATATCTGCTGCTACACCTTGTATACCTACTTTTTCAACTTTTGCAATAGCAGGTGGACTCCCTTCAATAGCTAGTCCTGCAGCTGATATTGTTGATGCAGCTACAGCAGTAACAAGTTTAAACCCATTATTCCCACTTACTGCAAATCCTGATCCAAACACTAGATCATTCACCAAATAACCATGTGCAGCCCCTACAGTATATGCTGTTCCAGACACTGCTGTTACCAATTTAGAATTTAAAATTCTAAAATCAGCAAAAAAGAAACCTTCTAAAAGGCTATTTAAATTTGTTTGTGTGAAATCTGTTTGGTATCCTGCTACAGCATCTTTATCTGTAACACTACCTTTTTTCACTTGTCGTGAGGCATTAATAGGTTGTCTTGCGACTCTTGATAAAGTACCGCCATGGTCATTATAAGTATTAGGTTCTCCTTGTATCCAAACTGGTGTACCTGGGAGTACTCCTAAAGAGCCTGGTACTTCTCTTGCATAGGCTAAGCCTGTTCTATTTGATGAACGGATCATTAAAAATACTCCTTATTTAAGTTTCTCATAATTAAAATCAGCTACAACATTCATTTGAACCCAAACTTTATCATGTCCAATTTCACGTGCAACCACATTTCTAAACTCAATTCCACTTGACGTCTGGTTAACCTCAAGAGCATTGACTACTAAATCAGTAATATCATCTATTACAGTTAATTTATCTTCACTTCCAACTTCAACAAAAACTTGAACTATCAAATTCCCTATTACCTCAATACGACGTGCACCAACTCCACCAATAGATGTTAAACTGCCATCTCTATGCATTACTGCAATTCTTACCCAAGGTCCCTTGTCTATATCTCCATGCTGTCCTTCTTGGTTTTGAACAAATATTCTATCTAAAGGTACTGTAGGAACAACTGCAGCAACTACAAATGCTACTATATCTTTTCTAACAACCTTCCTAACCAAGTTAACCATTTAATTAAATTCTCACTTGAACCCAAAATAATATAATATCACGACCTGGCCTTATAACAAGTACTTTTGTTACTTTTAAAACTTCCCCATTATCATCAACTATTTCATCATTTGGCCGTACATTCAAAATTACATTTGCTGGTATTAAAAACTCAGAACTATCCCATTCAGTATTACCACCAAATCTCCTATCTTCTTCTTGAGTAATTTCAATAACAGGAGTTGTAGTATCAATACTTGTCTTAATAACAGGAGCTGTAATATCACTCGGATCATTAGCTGCCATACTTACCTTGCGAAAAACAACCGATCTACCTAATTCATTAAATAGATCAGGTATATCTGCTGCTATAAGATTGTCATAAGCTATTTGAGCCATTTTAAATTCTTATTACACCTCCATCAATATTTGAAAGCAAACCTGATTTTATTAATATAGCTTTTATACTTGGAAATTGTGGTACATTTATAGCTTTAGCATTCGGATCAAACTTTGTTCTTTTCTCAACTGGTCCAGCTTTAATAAATCGCTCAGTCACTGCTCCTAAGGCTGAAGTCCCTACTGTTGGATCTGGTAGTAACACTTTTGATAGTGCTCTTACTGCAAGTTCAGCACATGCTTCTTCTATAGCTATTGGCATACCTGAAAAAGCAACACCTCTAATATATATTCCAGTCCTAGGGAATTCTAACGCTTGTGTTACCACAAGAACTGATCCTTTGTATGAAAATACATTTTCAAGATAATCAGTAGCTTTAATAAGAGATATTTCTTTTTGAGCAAGTGTAGTACCAGTCAGCCAGGTTTGATTATCCCTATCTGTAAAATAGGTATCTGCAAATGCAACACTTACTAGTGAATTACTATTTGCTAAACCTGTTCCATCTTCTGCTACAAAAGCCATTAATCAAGTTTCCTAAGTTTTAATATTAGTTAGATAAAAATAAATTGTGCCTTTATCTTTACGTTTTAAGTTCGGTGGTGTTTTTCTAGGTTGCACACTAAATGACCTGCCTCTTGGCATTAAGCTTTTAAATAGTGGCTTTTTACCATATGTTCCAAACTTTTTCATAACTACACACCTAGTTTTAGTAACATGCAAGTATTAACTATCATTATCTTCAAGTTTACTTACAAGTACTGCCAATTTATTCTGCTTTTCAAATTCTTCTTCAATACGTCTTTTTTGGTTTTCACGATTGATTTTATGCAAGTCTGAAAAATTAGGAGTTATCCTAACTAGCTTAGCTGCCATGTCATGAACTTCCCTACGTATCTTTTGTGAAATACTTCTGAGACGCTCAATTTCATTCTCAATCTTATTTAAGTAAATATCACGATCTTCCATTAGTTCATGTATAATAGCAACTTCTTCACTAGTAATATTACCATTTATACCTTTAAAAGAAGCTTCTATTTTTTCTTCTTTTTTATCTTCTTCTTTGATTTCTTCTTCATCTTGTGTTTCATTATCTTCACCTTTTTCAGTTTCTTCATCTACAACCACTCGTGTAAATTCAGGTATGGCTTCATTTACATCTGCACGATTAACATTTTCATAACCATCTTCACTTAGAATTTTATTCAGTTTGTTAATTGCTGGTAAATTTTGACCAGTCCAATGGTCATCATTAAGCATATCAAGTTTTAATGCTGCATCTAGTATTGGGTTCTCAGACATATCATTCTCCTACTTATAATATTATTCAGTTATGCTTTTAAAATGCCCTGTGTAGATTTTAAGCTACACAGGACTAGTTTGACTACCCTAAATTAATTAGCCTGTAATCAAAGCTGCTAGTGGGATACGTTTGCGATCAAATACCCTATTCCAATTAGCAGCAAGTCTAAGAGCTGCATTATTTGGTGACTCGCCATCAACATCATTTGGTTCTAGGTAAGTAAACCCAGCAGGATGTAGTAACAGTTGCCGACGATAATAAAGAGTATCTTGCCCACCACCGTTACCAGCAGCAGGTGTACGATCAGTCTCAACAGGGTTTTCTGGTGGGTTTTCGCCCCAACCAAATGCTCCATTACCAAATAGATAACTTGTATACCGTGGATTTGCCGGTGTAGTCAAATCAACTGGCATTTGGTCATCAACAAGAACTAGTCGTCCCAAGAATGTTGGAATAACTGGTTTTCCTTCACTATCTGGGATAAAACTAATATCATCGTTATCCACCATCTGTTTGTAAATGACAGAATGTACTGCAATTGCAGTAACATCAGCTTGACGATCTCCAAGTGTAAAAATTGTTGAAGTGAAGTTAAGCCGAGTAAACAATTGAGTACCTGCAGCAGCACCAGCAACTGCATTAGCAGCAGTATAAGCTTCTACAACCATATCACTACTATCATTTGCAATATTATCTGCAATAACACCTTCTAGACTTGCAAGTAGCATACGTTGATCTTGCCCGATCCAGTAATCAGCAACTGCATTAACAATTGCTTGAACTGGGTCTGCACCAGCAAGTTGTCTAGTCAAGTTCATACTAGACCATGACTGGTTACGGTTATGACGAATTGCAACTGGCTTTGTCGTACCAATCTTTTCTGGTGTTGAGTTAGCAGCTGGATCAGTGCTTGAGGTATTTGCTTCTGTTTGAGCAAGAACATCCCAAGATGGTATATTAAACGTACGACCGCCACCCATAAGCAACTGGTCAAGAACATCCTCACGAACAATAATACCACTTTGTACAAGAGCTGAATGCTCTAGTGTTCTGCGCTGGACATAATTAAGAAATACTGCTGGTTCAACAATATCAGCTAATCGAGTTACAGCCATTTTAAAACTCCTATATTTATAATGATTAAAATAAAGCCTAGGAGTTATGCTGTAAAAAATCCTTAGGCTAGGTTGTACAAAACCTTTTCAGACACCTGAAAGATAATGAAAGCGTTATTAAGGTAGTTCAAGACACCTTAAACTAAGATTATTAAAGACACCTTAAATAACCTGTACAAAAACACTATAACATAAATAAAATAATTTGTAAAATAAAAAATTAGGCTAGCATATTTCATCTAGCCTAATTACTATAATAATACATTAAATACTATAGATTAAAGTCTTGTGGGTTTCCACCAGTTGCTATAATTGCACGTTTAGCTTTATCAGGAGTATCCCTAATCATTTTTGATTGATCAGTCAAGTTTATACTATCTTTATGAAAAGGATTATTACCATTAAAAGAAGTATCTTTACCACCTTTACCACCACCAGATTTTGATGGCTCATAAAAGTATGGTTTTTTATCAGGCCATTCTTCTTTAAGAACAGTACCAATATCTAAACCTGAAATATCTCCATTACCTTCTTTAACAATAACTTTTCCACTATCAGTAACTTCACAAATACGAAGAGCAATTTCTTGAACATCTTCCATAGTGCCACTCAACAAGCCTGTTTCAGAAGAACCTAATACAACTGCATCTTTAATAACAGAAGTTCTACGTTCAGTTTTCAAAGTTTCATTTTCAGTTGTAAGTTCAGTATTTACATCTGTTGCAGCTTTAAGAGTTCTTTCAAACTCTCTAGTAGAGCGCTTTACTTCTTTCTCAATTGCTGTATCAATATCCTGTTGTGTAAATTTTGCATCAGGATTATCTTTATTTTTTGAGCTACCAGACTCCCGAAAGTCTTCAAGGTCATAAATATCTTTTTGAAGAGTCTCGAGGCCTTCTTCATTAACAATATCTGTATATTTACGTAATTTAAGCTTAGTTTCATCATGAAGTTCACGTTCGTTACGATTAGCTGTTTGAAGAGCTTGAATATCTTCTTCTGTCTTAAGTCCTGAAATTCCTGTAAAAACCCATTCACCACCTTTTTCAGTGTAAAGCTTTTCATAACCTTCAGGAATATCTTCTTTATTTTTATATTTAAATTTCAACATTTGGGTAAGTCCTTTTTATATTATTATCCTGATTAAAGTCCAGCTTGTACAAACGAGCCAGGATTGTTTACTCGAAGCTGGTTAAGAGTTAATGTAACACCTTTTCTATCTGTAAATTTATCAACCGATAATTTTCCTTTTCTAAACAGTTTGCCTCTATTAACTCCAAGCACATCATTTTGGAAACTAACAGACTGCCTTTTTAGAAACTCATTATAAGAAATATTCCCTGGAACAGTACCTGTTAGTTCCCTAAGTTTTGCTCTTTTTTGTACTACACTTAAGCCTACTAAGTCTCCTTTAGTTGCAGACACAAAAGGCCTGTTAACTAAATTAAGACTATCAATAAACGGTATACGTATTGACCTACAATTGAAATGTATTGGTGGCATTGGCCCTATACCAACTAAAAATGTTTTTCCATCAAAGTTTATACAAGCTAACGTTGTTCTACCATCTAGTGTTGCTACATATAGTTCCTGCACTACAAGAGTTGGGTTTGCTTTGTAAAATAAAGTTCTACTATCATGTGCGACACCATTCATAACAGTTCTAACTATATTTTTTGCATGTCTCCTAGTAACTGCTGTAGCGCCATTTGATCCCCTTCTTGATATTGTGCCTACAATTAACCTAGCTATTGCATTTGAATTTGTAACACCATTCGTAAGTTCACGTTTTATTATACGCATAACTCTATTAACATCATTTGCTAGTAAATTCTCAACCCATTCTTTTGCTGTGCGCCCTTCAAAAGCATTAAAATTTATTACTGCTAACAAACTTTCTTTAGTTGGCAATTTAGTTTTAAATTCAACTGGTAAATTATTTATTATATTATTAAGAGCAAATACCTGACCTTCTGCAATTGCTAAGTCACCCATTTCTTTTGTTAGTGTCTTCAAAAATATGCTAAAAGATTTTTTACGAATTGTCAACAAAGCGGTCGCTAATGCTAATAGTTGGTCTTCAGTTCTTTTATTAGCAGTAAAAGACCCTCTTGATAAAAGGGCTGATACTGATGAAAGAATTTTATCCCTCATTTGTATCTCTGTATTGTCTAGTATACTAAGTATATCTGTTGATATAGTTCCTGATAACCTTAGTAATGATATTTGATGCCTAATAAAAGCATCAAATATTTTTTCATTAGCTGTTAGGGCCATTTTTCATCTCTTTAGCTGGTGGGTCACCTAACAAACCTTCTGGTTTTAAAGTACCTCCTTGATCAAGTAACTCTTCAAACTCTTTTTCAAGTAGTTTTGTTTCTTCTTCAAAAGAAAGCAAAGTAAGACCATTTTTAACAATAAGATCATGCATTGACTTACTGGATACAGGATAACCAGCATTTTTAGCAGTTGTTAAAGCTACCATATCTTGTGGAGTTATATCATCATTACTAAACTCAATATGTGGTGTAACTGATACTCCTTTATCATCAAGTCCCATCCATTTTGCAATTGTTTTAAGAGACCTCTCAAGTCCTTCAGCTGCTACTATAGCAATTGTATTTAATGTTGAAGTTTCAGACTCAAGTCTTGTCGCTAGTGCACTACCTGACTGTCTAGAAACATGACCTTTAGCAGAGTCAACTAAAGTTGTACTTTGACGTACAGCTAACTTTGTTGCATTTTCAATTGCCAGTCTCTGCTCAGATAGCCCTTTACTTTCTACTCCAACAAATTTAACATCACCTCCTGTAGACACATTAATTCTTGCATTTGCACCTACTGCAAGAGTTTTATTATCATCATCTTCAAGTCCTTTAGTAACAAGCGTATCCTGACCTTGCATATATAGTGTCATATTATAATCAGCAGACTTACGATATATACCCATACATTTATCTGCCAAAGAAAGAAATGGTGGTTTTTGAGGATCAGGACTTATTGTTGAAGTTCCAATAATTACCATTGGAAAACTTGGGACTACTTTACTTAATATTGTTGGTAAATTTACAGTAATACTGAATGAGTTATCTTTTCCTTTTAGCCTTCTATGTTCAGTTACTGTAACTTTACCATCTATTTCTTCTATAACCCTATATATTTCCTCATGCTCCCAAGTAAACTCATGTCTAATAAGTTTACTTTCATCAAGTACAACAAAACTTAATTTATCATCCCCAATCATATTTGATGTTCCCCAATTACGTATGTTTTCAGTTGTATATAAAAGTATATGTGGCAAAGCTCTTCCTTGCACATTTTCTTTCACATCTACAAATAAACCAACACGACCTTTGGTTAAGAGTTCAAAATGTATTTCACGTATTAGACCTAACATGGTTTTACCATCTGGAGTAGCTTCATCTAACAAAGCTTTCATCTTTTTTGGTAAAATTATATTTGTTGGTTCATTATGCATTAACCCTATATTACTATCAATTGCATCAGAAAAATGTGATGGATACTCTGCTCTTATAATATATGCGTCATAAGCTTTTATTTTTATTGGATCAGTTAATGTGCCATTTTCTTCTAGTAAGCCTGACGGTATTGGTAAGTACTCACTTCTACTTTCCTTAACAATACGCTCACCTTGAAAACTGTCTTCAACAAGTTGCCAATCACATTCTCTTTCTTGGTATAATGGATGCACAGAAGACACACCACCAATATCAGGTGTTTTTTTATTTGCCATTTTAAATCTTTCTATTTAAGAAATTTCAACAATTATGTATTAAAAGTAACTTAAAATAAACCTCTTGTATTACCGCTTGAAACTGCAACTGGTTCCCATGTTACAAAATACCTAACTTCATCTGGTAAATGATCCTCACTATCTGTATCTAGATCATCACTATCTTTTTCATCTCTTGGTGCGACAGGAAACATTCTTTGAAACTCTTTGCAGCGTTCTAATACAAACATTCCTTTCTCTTCACGAGCTCTACTTTCAAGTAATACAGCACCCTCGAGTAACTGACGACATTGCTGCCAACCACTAATTCTTGACCCTTTTCGCTTATCAGCAGCTACCCATTTAACGCCTTTAACTTTCTTTTTATTTTTAAGCACTACTGGATGTGACATTTGATCAGCAATGCTTTCACTACCATCTTTATTAAATATACTACCATCAGCAGGTCCCTTTCTAACTTTACCGTATATACCCCATTTTATTTCACGCTCTATTATACCTGCTGCAATTTTTTTATTTGTTATTTGAAGTCCAGAATTTGATTTAAACTTAACAGCTCCATACCACTCATATACCCTAAACCTATCACCTTTTAATGTAGACATAATTTTACCACTTGGTAACATAATATCACATCCATCTGATACTGCCCACCAACCTACTGAAAATGGTTTTGAGTATCCCCAGTCAAAAGATCTATATATTCTCCATGTACTTGGTATTTTAAAGTTTGGTAAAACATGTACATCAGGATCCCATATATCATCAAACATACCACCTGCTACAATATCCCAAGAACCTGTCTCCCAAGCTTTCCTTTCAGAAGGTGTCCGTGCAGCTGCCAAAATTCTTTTCATGTAATCAGGATCAGCAGCAATAAGAATTTTATTCTCTTGAAGCATACTTCTAATAGCTACGCGGGGTAGTTCAGCCTCCCCATATTCATCTTTAGCATTTGAAATAACAATACCATCCATACCAGGGAGGCCAAAACGAAGCTTTACCCAATGATGGCCTGGTCCTGAAGGATTGCATGTTGACCTATACTTACGTGGTACGCCCGGATGTGTTGACCTACAACATGACATCATTACTTTGTAACATTTATCATTAGCATAGTTAGTTAATTCCTCCCAACCGATAAATGGATAAGCATGACCGTGATATTTACTATAATCAGACTCCCGTTCAAACTGTGCAAAATATAATTTCTCACCAGTTTTCCATGTCCATACATGTTTTGTTTGATTATAAGTGCAAGCGTCCCCAAAAATTGCCTTAAACCATTTCAAGGATTTATTTATAATATCTTCAAGATCAGGAAAAGACTTACGAAATATAATACCACGCCACTCAGCACCATATCCCTTACCAACATCTTGAATAAAATCCATCAAAAGACAATCAGTTTTACCACCTCCACGATTTCCATGGAGTAGGACTTCAAAAATAGGACAAGTAAGCAATAGAACTTGTGAACCAGGTTGTGGTGCCCAAACTACATCGTGTCTTTGCTCTGGAACTGGAGGTATTACTGTACTGGAATGTAAGCTTTTTGCTAAAATAGTCATTTACTATTTATCCAGCATTACTTTTAGTTTTTTAAATTTCTCTAAAATGTTCACTGCTTCCATTGCTGTATTTTTACTCGGTGATGCTTGTAATATTCCTAATATTAACCTCATATTAATCTCACAATGCCTCATTAAGAAATCATGCATTTCTTGATCTAATTCTAATATAGTAACTGGAGGATTATTGGACAATTTACTCATATACACTCTTTTCCATTTATGATATTAAAATCCCTAAGACAATCATTGCTACAAAAATATAAAGTATCATACTTAATAGTTGCGCCTTCTCTAACTTCTATACCACATTGAATACATCCTAATTTACAATTCTCAGTTTCATAGTATCCCATTTTAGCATATAAAGAAAGGCTAACTTTTAGCTTCTTCATCTGTACCATTCCAAACAAATTCATTTAAAGGATGATAGTCATTACAATTATGACAAAAATAACCTTTATAAGGTTCCTGTATATGAGTTTCAATAATAGAAACATGATTTATTATAGTTTCTTCACCACATTTTAAATGGATATAAGTATCTCCTGAAGACTTAACCTGTTTTTTAAGCTTACCATTATCCTTTAACCCACTTTTTAATAAATTACCTGCTGTTACTCTTTCAATTAATGACCTTGATTTAGCAGATATTGGAAGCTTATATTCTTTTAGCTCTGCATAAGGTTCCCTACGTTCCCTATTATTCTTTGCAGTATTATATCCAGTACTATACATGTTCGAAAAACTAAATGCAAGATCTCTTATAAGACCTTCATCAACAACAAATCTATCAGCAACAACTTTCTCTGCTACTTCTGTAAAATATTCTTTTGACATTTTTATGCCTCCTCATCAATGTAATTTTCATTCAAACAATCATCACAACAATAAAAGTTGTCGCCATCTTGTATTGATATTTCTATATTAATCTCACAATCACAATGCGCACAGAAAAAAATTAAGTTGTTTTCTTCTTTAGTTTCAGATATATCCATGTTTTCTACTTCTCTATTAGATTACCTTCACGATCATATGTTATTGTTTCCATTACACCTGGATCAATTTTCTCAACTAATTTCCTATGTTGAGCTAAAGACTTACCCCAAGCATCATTACTAATAACAGGAATTGCCAACACACCTGTTTTTATTTTAAGATTGTGATCAATCTCACCTTCTACTTTGTGAACTTTCTGCTCACTATACTTTTTATTATTTGCAGCAAGCATTTTATATAAAAGAGTATTATCATGCTTTTTCCTAATTAATGGCACCATACATCCTGTTTCAACATCAGGTATCATAACTACCATACCTCCTGATACAACAACATCATCATGCCCATGAATAGCACGTCTAAAACCTTCACTTTCAAGAAGTTGTGCAATTCCTGAGTATGATAACTCTAAAGCATCGTGGAAGTAAACCAGTTCGTCCCCAACACTTACTTTAAATGGATTATCCCCAAATTTATCTTTATCCCATGTTTCGCTTCGTTTAATCCACTGGTTAACCTCTCTAGTTGTTATACCAATATGTTTTGCAGATTTTTTAAAGTCATAACAATTTTCAAACGCAGCAAGAAACCTCTCACCGCGCTTTTTAGAAAAATTTAAAGTACTCGGACCTTTTTTTATTAATGACACACCCATTTTCAGTTAATCCCGAATATTCATTTCATCTTTAAAATCTTTAAACCTTTTAAGTTTGCCTGATGTATTGTAAGACCGTTCAGTATCACTATCAAAAGCAGCTTTACAATGCCCTAGTTCAATTCCAGACCATAATATATTTAATAACCTTTTCATCCATACCAACCAGGTTATTTTTAATATTGAACCTTCATAGCATCTTGCTGCGAATGTTTGATCTATGTTGCCAAAAAGGACTGTGTTAAGTAACTGTGACAGTGCTGCGAGTACCTCGAATACATAATTGTAGATTGGTGAAACATATTTCCAGACCGGACCAATAAGCATCCTTACATATTTCATATTAAATATGAATAATATTAAAATTTTTAACATAAATATTTCCTATCAATTGTTTATTGAAATAGTATCATATGCTATATTGTTTCTTTTGTAAAGTAATTCTAATTTTTTAATGTAATGGCTAAATTAGATATTTAAGTTTTCTACTGTTCCATTATTAATATTTAGAAAATTGTTTTTTTATTTTTTAAGTTTATTTTAATCTAGCTGTTATATTAAAAAATAAATGTTAGTAAGGTTACTTGGGGTTATATATCTCCCAGATCTAATTCTACTACTCATTAATTAATGTTTAAAATCCTCTCACCAATATACCTAGTTCAACTATTCATTAATTAATGTTTAAAATTCTCTCACCAATATGTTTTGAGGGCTGAGCTATGCTATAACATAACAGTCGCGCTAAGCCCCCTCTTGATAGTGATTATTAATAACAATAGAGAGGGACCTCTACTTGATAGTGATTATTAATAATAATAATAGAGATGGATCCAACTTGATAGTGATTATTAATAACAATATAGGGAAGTTAAAGGTGATAACTAGTATCAACTAGAAGTATAAGGGTTAAACATCAGTATACCCTTATATAAATATATCCCTATATAACCAACTAATCATATAAGTGGCTGCTCAATTGATAGGGGTTATTATATAGTAGAGTTGCTATATAGAGAAGGGTTTATATTAGGACTAGGTAACTTAATAATGACTATTAAGTGGGACCTATTATATTTTGTGCATGAAGGAAACTTAGTAGGGATGGATAAGGTTTACAATGGGTAAAAAAATTGCCAAAGTTTTATTCCAACTATCATCTAATTTTAACAAAATAATAAATAATAACCATCTCCACTTAATAACAGTTATTACTATACAAAACAATAACATAGCCTATCTATTAATAGTAATAATCATCATTAATAGGAAACTAAAATAAAGGCTATATAAGGATAACCCTATATAGCCTGATTAAGTTATATTATATCTGTATATTCATTAGCAATTTCGTTACATAATTCTAAAAGGCTTATCTTAGCTATACTTTCATCTTCGGAAAGATCATCATCATCCATATTATAATAACAATCTCTAAGATCTCCTAAAGTATTTCTAAATCTACAATATGACATATTTGACATTTTAATTCTCCATTTTAACATATAAATTAACACCAGACTCAGCAGCCATTACTTCTTTTACAACTCTTAGTGGGTCTTCTGTGGTAATAACAATAAAAAATTCAGTAGGATAGCCCTCACAACTAATCATAGCAGTCTCTTCATCTAACAATATCAAATAATAGATTCTATTTTGTATTCTAACTGCTTGAGTATAATTATTAGATATTTTAAATTTAATTTCCATAGTCATTTTAATTCTCCTAATTTAAGTTATTTGAAATTGTTTCAAGACTAGACATAAAAATATCAATTTGAGGTTTCATATAAAAATATAAAAACATCAAAGAAGTAATTGGTATTGTAAATTTTAACATTATTTTATTCCTTTATTTGTTGCTCTAATACATTTATTATACCCTACAAACACTAACAAAAGGTTAATA